CTTCGCTAATGCAAGCTTTGCTAAGATTCGATGCTTGTACTTCTTGATACGCGGGCCATACTTTATCCTTAAGACCATGTAGCATAGCGCCGTTACCAAGCGAGACGTAGGTAATGTCACATAAAGCATCAAGCACTTCAACAATATTGTTTGTCTCACACGCATGTTTATATTCCTCGAGTTCTTCCAAAATAAAATTATAGACAAACATCCACTCCTTCTCACTGGGAATGACCGGGTTATAATTATTGGGTTTTCCCATTACTGCATTGAATTCCTCAACTTCTGATACAAATGGTACATAGTCTCTTTTTAGGTCATTGATTTCTTGAGTTAATCGGTTCCATTCTTTAGCTACATCGTCTCCAAATTCAATTTTAGACATTATGGAAAGATCTATTGCTTGACCTTTTAACAATTCAATTAATTCTTCTTGTTTTTGTTCTAATGGGCTCATATTTGGTGTCCTCCGTTGTTAATTTTAATTGAATCAAAGAATTCTTTGCGTGCTTGGTTATCATTTTCCAAGAATACGCCTGATGCTTTTGTGGTTACCATTGAAGCACCTTGGTGTTTAACACCTCTACAAGATACACAGTTGTGTGTTGCTACTACAGTTACAATTACACCTCTATTCAATTCACAAATTTTGTTTACTGCATTGTGGATTGCTGAAGTTAATTGTTCTTGGATAGCGCCTCTGCGGCCAAATAATTCTACAATACGGTTCAATTTGGATAGGCCAATTACTCTACCTTCGTTTCCAACTACATAACCAATATGAACTACTCCTCCAATTGTTTGGTGGTGGTGTGAACACATTGAAGTAACGGGAATGTTTCTTTCGATTACAATACCATCGTAACCATCTGATGGGAATGAAGTAATATCTGACATTGCATTATATCTACCTGCAAATAGATCAAATACATAGGCTTTTGCTACACGGCGTGGAGTATCTTCTGAATTTGGGTCGTTTCGCCAATCTACACCTAATGCAGTTAAGAACTTACCATAAGCTTCTTCTGCTTCGTCTACCATTTTCCATTTTTCTTGTTCTGTAAGTGGGAAACCGGGTGCAACCCCATTTGCAAAACCAATTTGTACACATTCTAGATCTGTGTGCTGTTTTTTACGTTTGTTTTCTGACATATAACTTATTATTTTGTATAAATGTACGGATAACCCTTAAGGTATCCAAGTTAAAGTGCGTAAATGTAATCTAAATTACGCTCTTTTGAATTGTTATCCATTCCATAACCTACTACCCACTCGTCTTTAATCATAAAACCTGTTGTGTGTGGATAGTCTGGTATTGGGGAAATATCTCTGGTTAATAAAGTAACCATTTGAAGTGATTTAGGGTTTTGAGTAGATAAATGCTCTAAAATCCTATCTAAAGTACTTCCAGTATCATAGAAATCATCTACTACATATACATCTTTTCCTTCAATGTTTGTTTCAATATCTTTTAAAATATGAACTACACCTTGATCTTGACCATTATATGATTTAGCTCGTATAAAATCAAGTTCAACATCGGTTGACATATTTTTTACTAAATCACTAAAAAACATAAAACCACCATTCAACACACAAATCATTACGATATCGTTATCAGCAGTGTGTTTGAAATCAATAGAATGAGCTATTTGTGTTACTTTATCCTGGATTTGTTCAGATGTGAATAAAATCATACTCCTCGTTTTGTATCGAAGGCAATGATGTGGTCACGTCCTGTCATGTTATAACCTTTTTCAGCACACATATCGAATACAAGTGGATACATTTTGATTAATTCTTCTCTTGTATCACCAGCTGGCATGATATAGGTTTTATCTTTAGGAATATCTAATGCTAAACGGAATGCCTCAATTTCATTTAGATTTTCTTCTGTACCGTCCCAAACTGGCTTGTAGTGGTAATCTGAATGATATTCAAGGGTTTGTTTGATTGTATCTAACTTTAATCGATACTTGTTATGTTGGGTAACCATCTTCTCATCCGTGAGAGAACCATTCGGCGTGGCAACACCCACAACGGGAACACTATTACTAAACTTAGGACTGAGAGAAATAAGAGATATAGGATAATCAGTAGAGAGGAAATGACTGCCTTCAGTTTCGATTGTGATAAGAATACCTCTTTCATGTGCGAAATGTGTTAATTCGTTAACCAATTTAGGCCACATCGTTGGACTTCCGCCGGTAAGCATCATTTCCTTAATATGTGGGTTTTCATCATAAATACGAACAACATCCTCAAAGCTAAATATTGCTTTTTCTGGGTGGATACTCGTATACCAGCTGTCGCACCAACCACCTTCGCCAAAATAGCAACGGTGTGTACATCCTGTGGTTCTTACAGCAATAGTAGGTCGACCAAATCTACTTCCTTCACTTTGGACACATCGATAAAGTTCGATAATACCCTGTTTTTTTGCTTTTTCTTCTTCGGTCATTCTTGGAATTTGTCCCATCTTAAAGTAACGTGTTGGTTTAATAATTTATTTTCTTCTTTTAAAAATGCTTCTACAATATATGTTCTTTCCTTTAGACTCCCAAGTTCAGGTTCACATTTTTCTATAATATGGAATTCAAAGTTAGGGGATATGAGGTATGATTTTTGAAGATATGGATTTGAATGTTTATTGGCTTTAAGTTTTGTAAAATGGTCAACTTTTCGTTCATTCAACCATCCTTTTCCAATATAATATTCTCCAGTTTCTAAATTAACCATTTTGTAAATTCCATAACCTCCCTTTTTTAAATACAATTTTGTAAATTTATCTCCGTAATTGGATTTATTGTATGTGTTTTTACAGGGTTTGCAATAATTTTCATAACCGTCACTTTTTGAGCGGTTTTTTGCAAATTTATCGTATTCTAAAGTTTCTTTACATTTGTTACAAGTTTTCATGGGATGCATATTTGTTTATTATACATATGCATCCCTTTCAACTTTTTACAACAAGTTGTATTTGTCTTTTACTTGTGATTCTGTTAAAACTCCGATTGTTTTGTCTGCCTCTTGACCGTCTTTCAAGAAAACTAACATTGGTACGCTTCTTACATTGTATTGAGCGGATAATTGTGGATTTTCATCTACGTTGATAAAACGTACAGGCATTGAGTTGCTTACGCTTTCCATAATAGGTTTAAAATTTCTGCATGGTCCACACCAGCTGGCTGAGAAATAAAGGATTTCTTTCATTGTTCTTGTTGTTTAAGTTCTAAATAAAGTTTTTCATATATTGGCATTTCACATTCTTTCCAATATGTTCTGTCATTACCATATACTATTTCGGGTAAGTATTTTTCTAATGGTTTAGCGTCAGGATTTGTAGCAAGTACTGTCCATGGACCATCAATCTCTTTTGTCCAATTGATGTCACATCCAAACCAAACAATTTCACCATCTCTGTTTACTTTTCTTTCTATGTGGTATTCACCATCATTCTCACCCCACTTTACGTTTGGTTCTGCAATTGGTCTGTCTAACACAAACCATTCTGATTTACTAATTTGTTTCATTTCTTTATTTTTTTGTAGTCAGGACAGGGCTCGAACCTGCATCTCCCCTAACCCATTGCTAGGATGGGTCTCAGGGTACTTTTCCACTTCAGACACCTGGCTAATATAACTTTTTTCCAATAGGAGTTATCAACCTTTTCGTAGTCAGGACAGGATTCGAACCTGTAATGCAACTGTGTTGACTTCATCTGAGTTGCCGCTTATCACTTACGTCTACCATTCCGCCACCTGACTATTTAATCTTATTTTGTTTTAAAAGTTTTATTGTTATTGTTGTTTAATTATATTTTTAAATTTCCATATGTAACCATAAGCAGATTTTTGTTTACCTCTACAACAGGCTCCAACTCCATCTCCTTTTACCTGTAAAAAATACGAAGCTTCTAATTGGGAGCCAAATTCTCTTATAAAGGTTCCATCTAAATTATATTGAAGAACTGGTTGGTTTGTCCAAGTATTTGGGCGGGATTGGAGAAAACCTCGAGTAGATTTAATTTTCTCTTTATGCTCTTCTGTAAATTTTTTTCCTTTATGGGGCATAGGTTTACCTAGTCTAGCTTTACTTATTTTTTGACTTCTAATAGGGGAAAAATTTTGTTTAGTAGCTCCTCCACCACCATTGTTTTTGTTTAAAAGAACATACCCCCATTGTTTAAATTGTTCTATCCAAAAACACTCCCAAAATTTCCATTCATGTAAAGGCACATCATCTAAAATTTCAGCTATAATATCTTTTCCGAAATTTTTTCTATGATTAGATATTCTACCTTGGATTCTATTAGATTTTCCTACATAAATTGGTACATTATTTCCGTAATGTAGATAGTAAATTTTGGTGCGTTCCATGATTATACATATGGTAGAAACGCACCAAAGTCGCTATTTTGTTAAAATATATGTAAATTTAATGTCACCAAAAGTGGTTGTGGAAATATAATAATTATCCTTCATAAATACTAGAGTTATTGTCGTTTTCGAAACATTCTACTTTGATCACTTTGCATCTTCCGGCGTCTGTTTTGGATAGTACTTCGTTAAAATGATCAAACACTAACTTAGCACACGATTCTGCGCCCATTTTGTCCATTACTCGAAGTGCACATAAACCTTCCATTGCTGCTGATTCGAAAAAGTCTAAGTATGGATCGTCCTTCTCGATCAACAATGTATGATCCCACATATAGTTCATCCAAGATTTCAAACCATTTCCTTTAGGTGCATCTTTGAACCCTCCGTAATCAACGATCCAGTTCATGTCATCAAGTTGGTTTTCTTCCATCGGTTCGTGTGATGCAAACCATACTTTGAATTTCAAAGCATAACCATGTAGCAATTCACAGTGTGAGTGAGATGCTCTCCATTGTCTAAGTGCTACTGAATAATTTTCAAATAATTTTGTGCTAATATATCTACCCATTTTAATTTATTTTATCGTTTGATTCTTCTTCTAATTCATCCCTAAACAATTGGGTTGCTTTGCTTTCCATAAGTTCAGCAATATTAACTTTATTCGGGTTTTCTCCAAGATTATCTAGCAATCCGGTTTCTTCCCATAATTTATAATTGCTTTTTTCTATTTCAATAGTTATGTACTCGGGGAAGAACATATTTAATCCTACCCCGGTACAAACTTTAATTGTTTTTTTCTTTGCCATCATTATAGAGTAACTGTGAAAATTTGTTTGATAACAATTTCATTTGCTTCATATTTGTTATCTAATTTTTTAGCTACAGCAAAATCAATTGATACTCCTGGTTTATTTTCAACCCACATTTCTGTGATAAATTCTGAAGATTTGATTTCGTTATGTTTGTTGCGGGTTACTTTGAACACTGCTACTTTTACTTGTTGGTTCATACTACTTGAGTTATTATTAAATACTAAATTTCCGTTAATTGTTGTTGAGTTGGGGGTAAAATACCCATTAATATTGGTATCATGTACATATCCGTTACTAGTGGTAAGTGAGGGACCGAATGATGAAAAATTTGGTTGATCGTGCATATCTTAATTATTATGATTTTCTAATACTTTTGTTACTTCTGCTACTACATGTTTCCATGTTACAGGACCATGTTCATCAGCATAAGGTGCTGGGTCAGGTCGTCCTAGTTTGATAAATGCTTCTACTCGCTCTACGGAACTTGCTGATTTATAATCAGAATACCATCCTTTTACTTCAACAATTTCGTCTTCGTTTTCGTAAGCAAACTCATGGTAAAGTGGTTTATATGAAGTGTTTGTACGTTTGTATACTTCGTTAAAGTTTAAACCTAATTCTTCACATAATACTTCTCCATCTTGTAAAATGGTAAATTTATCACCTTCAAGATATGGTGTAAAGTAACCTACTTTTTCAGAACCCCAATTACCTACTCGGAATGCATGATCATCGGCATCACGGAATTCTTGTCTACAATCTGGGTAAATTGCATGGTCACCTGCATGGATTCCCATTGCAATATCACATTGCTCATCTGTTTCATCGGCAATTGAAAGTGCAACTGCTTGTACAATTGAAGCAAATATTTTGTTTCTGTTTGGAACAACTGTTGCTTTCATATTTTCTTCAGCATAGTGTCCTTCAGGTACTTCATCTCCACCTGTTACTAAAGCTGAATTTAATAGGTCAGCTAATCCATTTAATTGGATTTGGCGATAACGGATTGGGGAATAGGATAAATTGATATAATCTACCAATGATTGAGCACGTTCAAGCTCTACTCTATGTTTTTGACCATAGTCAAAAGAAATTGCTGTTACTGTATCGTACTCTTTCAAGCAACGAAGTAACAATGTGGAGGAGTCCATCCCTCC